ATGTGGAGCATCAGCAACCCACCATGCGCTTTCAGCCTGACGGCGGCGAAGCAAGCCGGGCAAAACCTGCAAGCCTTTGCCGGGAATTTTTCCCTTCGTCCATTTCATCAATTCGGCAGGAACGGCGTCAAACTTGGCCGTATTGATTTTTTTCAGGAGGGTAGACGATTTCAGACTGCCCACGCCTGCGTTATACGCAAAGTCCACGAGCACATCGAACTGATTCTGGTTGAGCGGCTGTTTCACCATGCCTTCGACAGCGGTCTCGAATTTCACCAAGTCGTGCCTCAGGATGGCTTCTGCATCAGCTTGCGTGATCTTCATGCCGTCGCGCACTTCAGGCGCCCCCGCAGCAGATGTATGGCCGTAGCCAATGGTGCACACATTAGCTGGGCAACGATAGGCCGTCAGCTTGCAGCCTTCAAACTTCTTGAGAAGGGCATCTATGCCCGCTTGGCTCATTTGCATGGGAGTGCTCCTAATGAGAAAAGGCGATTGCGGCCAACAATCCGCAAGCGGCGACAACGACAAACAGAAGGAAAGCAGACCCGTAGACCATAACATTATACATCAGTTCCTCCTGCTCTTTTTGAGCCTGAAGACGAGCCGCAACCTGCTCTTTCTTGATCCGAGTGGTCTCTTTTAATATCTCGTCCCACGCCAAAATGCCATACTCAGAGATGAAGGAGTTCTTCACCTCGGCCATCATTTCTTCAACTTGAGCTTTGGCGGCGAACGCCTCGACGGCGATTTGTTCAGCCGTCTTGTCTGAAAACATGTTGCCCTTGGCGGGCTGAGAGGCAATGCGTGTCAATTTACCGGCACTGTCCAGAAGCGACATCACATCGCCGAACATGCCTTGCATCTCCTTACCAACGGAAATGCCAGCTTTGATGGCTTCGTAGCTACCCTTGGCTAATGCCAAGATTGTGATCGGGTCCATTCACCGACATCCCCAACGCCTTCTAGACGCCTTACCACGCTCTCCCTTCCACTTTTTTGACCGAGCGCAGAAGCTTTTGTGACGGGGGTTCTTGGGGTCTTTGGTCGGGGCCTTCAGCTTCGAGCCAGTCGCCTTGTTGTACTTGCGCCGACCCTTCTCGGTGAGGCCGCCCCCAGCCTTCACCGATTGCTTCTCTCCCCGCCCAACACTGAGGGACGGACCAGACATTAGCGCCTCGCTGTCTTCTTAGATTTGCGGAATGCGTCGGCTTTCGGGGCTCCCTTGGAGCCGGGCTTGCGCATACGCTCACCGCTGCCCGCCTTGATGCGGCGGCGCTTGGCGTGAATGTTTGCGTAAAGACCCCGCTTTGCCATTAAACGCCCTCACCGGGTGTGAAATAGCACTCAGATGCAGCCGCACCAATAAACGCGATGTACATGTTCGTGTTCGGGCTAAACTGAAATGGTATTGTGTATACTTTGGTCGAGGCAGGAACCGACACCAAAGCATACGACGGAACTCCATTCGCAGGAGCCGTACAGGTCACATTAGCCAGATTACTGACCGTAAAATACACAGGCTGACCAGCACCTCCGGTTGGCTGATGATTAGCCACGCAAAGCTGATTGCATGGGCTATCAGCCGTAATGGTGAGGGTCTGGCTAGACGTAGTAGCATTAGCTTTATACGTCTTACCCTGCGCTTGAAAGGCGATGTTATTGCCCATTAGACCCCACCCTTTTCAGGCTTGCTGACCGGCGAGTTCTTGTAGTCGTCAGGACGACCAGAGAAGTTCCAGACAGCCTGGAAGCCGCCCATAGGGGACTTGCCGGGCGTGAACGTGCCGCCGCCATATCCGTAGCCGTCACGGGGCTTCTGAGGGCGCACAGGAACGGAAGGAATGGCGTCGCCAGGGTGATAGGCGTCTCTGGTGCTATTCTTGTTGCTGCGGTTTTTCACGGGTGATCTCCTTCTTAGGTCCACGCGCTTCTTTGGTCAGGCTTGGGATAAAGACCAGAACCGCAAACCCTCCGGCGATGTAAAGGCGCTCCATAGTCGGCGCATACATAGCCCAAGCAGCGAGTCCGAACGTCATCCACAAACCCATGAGGGTCAGCAGTCGAGCCGTGACGACGGCCAAGGCCGTGCGCACGAGCGCTATAACAGTAGCATCCACGGTTTGTCCCCAACGGTTGTTGCACCGCCATTAGACATCATCCTCTGTCAGAAAGCCAGAGCCGTAGGCATCGTCTGCCATCTTTTGTTTAATCTTTTCAAGATTCATTGCACGGTCAATGACCTTGAGTTTGATTTCAAGTTCAACACTGCCATCCGACATGACCTGCTTCAGGAGGTCACTGACAGCCCGCTCTAGGTCAGGGTTGATGCCGCTGGATTTCTTGCTCATTCACTGCCCCCCGGTGAAGATGCGGCCTACGCCCCATTGGATGCCCTTAATCCCAGCCGACGCAGCGCCCAAGGTAATAGCCCCCTTGATGGCAAGATTGGTCAGCTTTCTGGCTTCGTCCGAGGTCTTGGCTTGCTGCTCAAGAATTTGAAGTTTTTGCAATAGCTCCAAATGACCGGCCTCGTTGATGATGCCCTCATTCAATAGCTTGCTTGCGATTTTCCGGCCAATAGCGGGTATCTGGTTTGCCTCAGCCGTGTTCAGTTGATTTTTGAATTCAACAAAATCGTTGATCAAGGCTTCTGGCTTTGATTTTGCTTTTTCAAGAGCCTCTGCCTTTTGCCCCAATCGCGTCTTGGCTTCCGCTGCGGCTTTCTCAGCTTCCGTTTCAATTTCTGTGCGGGGCGCGACTTCACGAGCACCTGCCTCACGCTCGCGCGCCTTGGCAAGCAACCTCTCTTGTTCTTTGACCGTTCTTCCTGCCGCAGCCTGTTCAGCGCCGCGCGCCGTGACTGCTTCCTTCAATGCCGGTAGAGCACCTTCAGCCTCTTTCAACGATTGATTGAAAACAGCCAACGGGTTCCCCGCTCTGGCAAAATCATCGTACAGGCCGACGCGCCTCAAGATGTCCTCGTTGGAGTCAAGAAACTTCCTGAAGTCTCCAACCGTCAGCTTCTCTTTACCTTCCGCCAAGGAGCGAGACCAGTACGCGCGGAGAGCGTTTTTCATTTCAGGCGCGCGTTCAATGAGTTGGGCAATGCCAAACTCTCCACCGCGAGAACGGTTCAGAACGTCAGCAAGAATTTTGCCGTCTGTAATCAATTGCTCTTCAAGGTCCGCCCGCTCCTTGGCGACATTGGCAAGCATACCCTTGCGCTCAAACGGGCGCAGAGGCTTTGATAACTGGGCAAATTTCACCATCGCTTCTTTGTAAGGCTCCCACGCGTTCACCGCGTTGAGGGTGAGGTCTTTGCGTATTTGCTTTACAATGGCAAGGGTTTCCTTGGGAAGAGCGAGAGACCCGTTCTCCACCTTGATTGCCTTGGCTTCAATTATCTCGTCCAGATACTTTCTTAAGCTGTCCGCTTTTGCCACAGACAAGCCTGGAACCTTTTCGGTCCCTTCTTTGGTCACAGTCTGTAACCTGTTCCTGATTATATCAAGAACGCCCTCTGTCTGAGGATTGTTGACCTGACCTTTGTACCTTTCAATCTTGTCCAAAGTAGATTGAGTTGGAACGCGAGGGACGTCGCCCGCGCTTCTGAGCGACTCATTCCACCTTGACCCTTCAGTCCTGATCCTGGTGAGATTGGAGCGAATAGCCCTCGCTGCGTCACTCACCATTGTGGCAAACTGGTTCTCTGTCAGGCCGGTTGTTTTGAATTGATTGACAATTCCCTCAGAAGTTTGAGCGATATTAACTTTGTGCTGCGCAATTAGGGCCTCTTGTTCGAGAACAAGTTCTGCCGCCGCTTGCTTGCTGTGCCCGGCCTCTTCAAAAGCTTTCTGGGCCTCTTCCATGCGCTTCTTGATGCCAAGAGCAACCTGGTTTTGAATTTTAGAAGCGCCTTCAGGCGTCAAAGCTTGGTTGGTCGCCCTCTGCGCCGCTAATATAGCGTCTCTGCTTTCGACCTGCGCCTGCGCGCTGGCAATTGCATCAAGTCTGCGCTGAATGCCGGACAGTTCTTTTTCTGCGCCCGCTCTCGCACCGGCAATCTGCCCGCCGAGTTCTGTGCTAAGTTGTTGAGCGCCAACCTTGGATGCGTCGATCACGCCGCGAACGTATTTGTACGCGTTGTACAGCTCGCTCACAGTCGAAGCGCCGCCGCCGATAGCCATGCCAGCAATCGCTTCTGTAACTGCGGTCTTTTGTTTTTCTTTGAAGCGTTTTTTCTCTTCAACTTCGCCTGTGGGTTTGGTGTATCCCACACCACCTCCAACAAGGCCGCCGCTCAAGATGTTGCCAAGGATGCTCTGCACCCCACCGGCAATGCTGGGAAGTTTGGGTATGTATTCGCCAAGCTTGGTGACGCCCTGAAACGCTTTGAGTCCGCCGTAACCGCTTGTAAGGGTTTCGCCAAATTGTTGCGCTTCTCTGGGTCCAATTTCGCGAAGTTTTTTTGTTGTTTCAGCCGCTTTTTCGCCAATAGGGCCAGGAACCATTTCTCCCGCGCCCGTTACGCTCTGAGCGCCGCCAGAAAGAACCCCTTTCAAGAAGTCCGCTTGCGCTTTCATGTAAGTTTCGCGCGCCTTTGGGTCCAAAGGTATGCCCGTGTACGGGTTTATCCGCGCCGCTTCCATAGCAGCAGGATCAGGCTGGCGAGGTTCTTTCTTGGGCTTTGGAGCGGGCGCACCAAAAGTAGCCCCTGGCGGCAAAGGCGGCATTTCAGGAGGACGGCCAAAAGTAGCCCCTTCAGGGAGAGGCGGAAGATCGTTTTCCATTACCTAGCCTCTTCGCCTGTGTCTTTGAACACCCAACGGCCATTCTTGACGATAATCTCCCTGCCGTTCAAGTATGCGGGTTGAGCAGTCGATGGAGTTGTACCGCTTGCAGCACTGGGAGCGCGCGGCGTTTCAGTTTGAGCAGCGGGCCTTACACCAGCATATCCAGAAAAATACTCTCTGGTTGCGGGAGGAAGAAGTTGCAAGAAATCGTTTTCAGACCGACCAGTACCAGATTTGTATTGGTACATAGCCGTTTCAAGACGGCTTGCAATAAGCTGTTTCCACGTTTCGATGGCCTGTTCTTGTTGCTCAGGAGAACCGTTGCGAAGCAAGTTTGCAGCAGCTTCTTCGCGATCATAAAGAGCGCCTGCAACACCCGTGACCGCTTTTACAAGCTCGCCTGCAACCGCCTGCTTGGCCGTGTCATAGTTGGTGACGGTTGCGTCTCCCGTTTGCCTTTTTATGTAATTGACCATCGCGTTGATTGTTGGCGTATCGCCATTATCCAAAGCAGTCGCAAGCTTGTTGAGCGTCTCAAGATGCCCCGAAACGGTGCTGAATGCGCCAATTTGTTTGAAGCCCGACCCGTTAGGATTGGTCCAGTTTCTCAAGGCGATGTTTTGGTTTCCGTAATCCCCTTCTTTGTATTCAGGGTTGATAGCCATGACTTGAGCCATGATCTGATCACGGTTTCTATTGTTCCTGCCAGGAGGGGCAATAGAATAATTGGCGATTGCTTGAGCATTTGTGCTAACGGCTTCCGACGTTGCGCTAGGCTGCGTTGTTGCGCGCCCCGTTGGAGCGGCTTGATACCTGTCAGGGCTTTGACGTATTTGGGCTTCTGTTGCGTAGGTCTGTTGACCTGTCTCTTTATCAAGAACAGAAATAAGTCTGGACGTAACAGTCTGTTGGATCAGCTTATCAACCATCGCCTTTGTCTGGCTGATGCCTTCCTGCCTGATCTTTGCAGCAATGACTTCCTGACCCTTTGACGCAGCTTCAGCCGCAGCCTGGGAGGTCGCCGCGCTCAAATCAGTGGCCGCAAGCTTCTCATAGCGAGACAGCGACTCCTTGGTTTGAGCAAGAGTTCGTTCCCATTCTTTGATGGATTGTTCGTACTTCTTGGTCTCGAAGTCGATGCGCTGCTGATTGCCTTCCTGATAGCCCTTCAGGACGCCCGTCATGGCGTTCATGGCGTTGACGCCAGAGGTCGCGCCCTTAGAGCCAACGATCAAGCTACCAACAGTCATCAGCGCGGCAAGGCCCGTCAGACCTTCCTGCGTGTCTTTGGAGACGTTGAACTTGGGGGGCGCAGACATGAGAGTGGGTTCTGCCGCCTTGTATTGTTGGCGAAGACCAGTCGCAAATGTCTTCTCAGCGTCAGCCTTGCCTTGTGCGAAGATTCGCTTTTGCTCACCTTCTGCTTCAAGTTCTGCCTTTTTTGCTTTTGTCTGCTCATCAATGAGAAAGCTATAAGCATCAGGATCAAAGCCACCAAGATTGAGCCCGCCAAGAGCCTTCTTCAGGATGCCGTTATTGCCTTCTTGCGCGGTGTCTGTATCTGCCATGTTTCACCTTTAACCGCGAGCGTACATTGCGCCGAGCATCGCAAGCATGTTGCCTGCCGCCTGACCAGCTTGTTGAGACATTCTCACATTTGTGTTAATGCCTTCAGTCGTGCCCGCCAACTGATCCCTAATGGATTGGCTGATGAGCGGTGTGCCCGCGCCAAGCAGTTGCAACGCAAGCGACTGTTGATTCGCAAGAAGACGCTGGCGGAGGTCTTCCACTGAGCGCCCGGCCTGCGCGGCCGCAACTCCGCCAGAAGAAGCAGTAGCCTGCGCCGCCTGCGCCTGAGCGGCTGCAAGCTGCTGCTGTTGAGCAGGAGACAGAGCGCCCGTAAGGGCCTGCCCAAGCTGCTGCCCGCCCTGCTGCATGAAAGGCTGCGCCAGCTCACGGGTTTGCGCCGCAGCTTGATTGTAAGCACCCTGAAGCTGCTGCGCGGCCTTCTTGCCCTGCGCCTGAGCATTCAGGTAATTCAGGCCCATGCCGCCAATGCCAAGGGCTGCAATGGCTTCCTTGAGACCGAGTCTGCCAAAAGGCGTGTCGATGCCGCCGCCGCCAGGAACTTTGTTCGTCAGGTCAATTGGAGGCTTTTCGAGATCAACCGACACCTCTGCCTGCTGCTCTGGTGTTAATTGATATTCGGTTGTTCTCGCAGCCGCACCGGGCGCAGCAAGTGATTGATACAGAGACGCAAAATCTCCGTAACCGCGATTCGCCAGAACTTGCTCTGGGCTTACGTTAACGGTGGGCGTGACCAGATTGGCCTGATACGCCTCCAGCGGAGTATTAAAATAGTTGTTCCACAATTCCTGACCTGGTTCAACGCCGCTCTGGCTTTGATTTCCAACGAGATAATTGTAATCGGCCTGAAGATTTGCCGCGTCAGAGGCAAGTTGCTGAGGCGTCAGATCGACGGAATAAGGCTGAAACGTATCAGCCGAACTAAATGATGCCGTCGGTTGAAAATCCCCGGTTGAACCGAGGGTGAAGTCGAACCCATCGTAAAACTCAGGCAGTCCCGTGTCGGGATTGATCGTGCCTGCGCCGCCCTCTGCCTTCAGCTTTGCGGCTTCCTTGGGCGTGATGTGGGCAAGCATCGTGTCGCCATAACGACCCTTCTTGCGCAGCGCTTCAGCCGCCTTGCGCAGGGGCAGGCGAGGAATGTCGGCTTTGAGGACTTGCGCGAGGTTCTTTGCCATTACGTCACCGTGCTTCCAACGTCCCTGAGAGACTTGTCTGTTTCGCTCCAGACATTCTTCGGGGCTTTGCCATCCGATTCAGAACCGCCGAGAACCGGCCCGCTGGGACTATAGCCGAAACCGGGAGCGGCGAACAGAGCCGAGCCAAGAGCGCTAGACGTGCCAGGTGCGGTTCCCGAAATCGGTCTCTGAACTCCAGAAACGCCGCTTGCCACGCGCGTTGAGCCTGTTGGTTTGGACTGGAGCGCCGAGCCCAGACCGTAGCCCAATGCGCCGCTCAGAGCGCTCTGTCCTACTCCGCTCAGCCCGAATTCTGTTCCAAGTCCAGCGCCGAGGCCGCTGCTGATGCCGCCTATCAGGCCAGATTTCAGCGCAGAACTGAAGGGCTGTCCGCCAGCCAGCGCACTTGCCGCGCCGCCTGCAAAGCTGCCAATGCCTTTTGAAACGCCAAGTCCAAGGGATTCCGACCCGCCAATTGAAGGCCTCACATATTCAGGGGTGCCGGGCATACCGGACGCGCCAAAAGCTTCTCCAACCGCCGTTGTGACGCCGCCACCGACGCCACCAGACACCGCGCCCATCAAAGCGCCCTTGCCAATGTCACCGCCTTGAACGGCGGCAGAAAGCGCGCCCGTTCCAGCTCCAATGACTGCTCCACCAAGAGCGCTGGCGATCACTGTGCCGCCTTCGATAGCCGCAACCGCAGCCGAGCCGCCGAGCAAAGTTGTTCCCACCGTCGCAGCGGTGATGCCAATTTCGGACAAGGCAAAAGTAGCGACAAGGCCAACGGCAGGCATTACAGGTTCACCTCGAACTTGTAGGCCGGAACCATCTTGCCGCCAATCATCGTTTGAGATTGGCTGACCTGAACGGGAAGGCCAGTTTGCTGCGCGATCTTAACAAATGCCGGGGACTGTGCATAGCTGACGGCTTTTTTGAAACCCATCTGCTTGAGCGTGTTGATACCGGCCTGATAGCGCTTCACCAAATCTTCTATCGGTTCAGTCGTAAACGTGTGAAACTCGACCGTACCGGCTTCTTTGGGTTGCAAGAGGAACACAGTGTTGCCGATCTGCACCAACTGGATCATCTTGCGCTGCATCATGTACGCAATGGTCTGCATGATGCGGTTCACGTCAGCGCCAGGCTGCTCCTTCGCGACGCTCTGTTGAATGATCTCAGTTGACGAAACTTGCTTCTTTTGAGGGGGCTTTTTTGGCGCAGATGAGCCCTTTGGAGTCAATCCAGTTTCGACGCTGGACGCCTTTATCGGGTTCGGAATAGCGGGTTGTGCCATCAAATGCTCCTATCCGGTCAATTCGTCCAAGGGATCGTTGCGCTTGAGTTGTTAATCCACGGTATAACAACCGACGAGTTGTTGATCCAAACAATGTAGTTGTTTACGAAGGGCGGACCAATCGGAATTGCCGCCGCTGCTGGCGCGGCCGCCGCAGGAACGTTTGTCAACGCCTCAGCTATCTGCATGTGAATGAGATAGTGCTGCGTGATCCAGTCGTAGAAGTCGTCTTCTTTCTTAAAATCCGCATCAAGCATGTTGAAGGGATTGTTAAGGTCAAGGGTAGCCGCAAAATACTGATGTTCGTTCTGATGGTACAGTAGCCAGTCGTCAAAATTGTCAAAATCGACGTCTGTGATTGGATAGGCAGGCGGAACTTTGCCTTGTTCGATCAATGTGTCTCTGAACAGGGTGTGCTGCAAACTGTTCTCAAACAAGAAGTCTTTCATGGCTTCTTTGTCGCCAAAGACAACGCTTGAGAGAGTTGCAAAGTTCATGGCTTGTCTGCTTTGTTGTCCAGCTTGGCGAAGATTTGTTTCAGAATGTCCTTTACTTCAAGAATGTCGACGCGGTAGTCCGCCTTGCTGACATAGTTTGTGTGAAGGTCACGTTCCAATTCCCTGACTGACTCCCATAAGCTCTTGAGAAACCAGCCAACAACGCAGCCAGCGCCACCAATAAGCGTATTGATCAGGTCTTGGGACATTGTGATCGTTACCAAACAATAGATTCGATTGTGTCACAGACGGCCTTGTCTTCGTCAGACGCAGCCCACGTCTGCACTTCAGCAACCCGCTGCTCAAGCTCGTTAGATCGTGCACGATATGAAGCGCACAAATCCTTGACGCTTTGAGGAATGGGCTTGCCGCCAGAAACTTCGCGCTGAACCATCCAGTCGATGCCGGTTGCGGCTATCAACTCTCCGCACTTGTAGCGAACTTCCGCAAGTTTGCGTTCGGCGCAGACAGACACAAGGCGCGTGTCTTCTTGATATACAAGAACGCCGTTTTCGTAGAGTGAGTAGCGGACGTTTTGCATGTCAGACCCTTATGTAAACAGTCGGTGGAGCAGCCTGAAGATTGGTTGGAGTAGTTGTGGCGGTAGCAGGCAAAGTGGTTCCTGTGCCAGCTTCATAATGGCAAGCGGTATTGGTTCCGCTATTTAGATCATTCATTCCATACATAAAATTGCTTACAGGAGATTGGATACTTGCTGCGCGAAGCTCTGCAGTAGTTCCGTCAGTGATAATTGCTAAAGAGTATGTTCCGGGAGATAGGCTTTGAGATATTGTCACCTCAACAACACCAGCGGACGCCAAAGAAACAGTTCCCGCATCAAGAACGCGAGTGGTCGATTTCCCGCCAGACCAATTATAAATGCCAAGTCTGGCAACTTTTGCAGCCTGATTGACTGTAACATTTATGCCCATTTTTGTAAATGTTGTTGTTTCCCCAACTTGAAAGGCAGCGTAATAAATACGACTTGTAGTTGGAACAATGGTAGCCGCAGAAGACCCGCCAATTCCCCAACCAGAATACAACGCAGTTGCAGAAGATTGAAACCCGCCCTGAGTCTGCCCGCCACCGCTCGCAGTAGACGCAATCGTAATTGATCCCGATCCGTTTGTGATCGTGATGTTGCTGCCAGCCGTCAAGGTTGTGCGAGTGAAGCCGGTGCCGTTGCCAATGTCCAAGGCGCCATTTGCAGGAGTGGTCGTCAAACCAGTTCCGCCGTTGGCAATGCCAAGAACGCCAGTTGCGTTAGCGCCTTCCGCCAGGATTGATAGATTGCGCGGTATCGTCATGCCGAGGGCTCCCACAACCAAGTCTGTTCGTTCAAAACCCAAGACGCATCAGGCTGCGGCGCGTAAAACACATCATGCGTCGCGTCATAGGTATAACCAATGCCAGCGTAGTTGCCACGCAAAGCTACGCCGCCATCTGGCTTGCCATCAGGTCCATAGTGGACCCCGCCACGGGTATTGTAGCTACACTGTATCCACTGACCGGGCGAGCTATCGACAAACGTGTCGAAGAACGCCGGTTCAGCAACAATGACTTGGATGACTTTGCCATCCAGAACTTTGGCAAAGTGGCTCATGCCGTGTAGCTCCCAGAAGCAGTAAAGGTAAGAATGGTGTTTGAGCCGTTCGTGGTGACTGTCGGGGAGCCGGTTGTGGTTCCAGTGTAATTGGAAGTTGAGATAGAGAGGATCACAACTCCTGAACCACCAGAACCGCCGCTATTTGATGCGCTCGTCGTCGCCCCGCCGCCGCCGCCAGTATTGGTAGTTCCAGCCGTTCCAGCCGCACCAGCCGCGCCTCCATTACCCCCTCCACCAAGGCCACCAGTTCCGGCTGTTGTATTACCCGAGCCACCGCCGCCGCCTGCATATGTAACAAACGATCCGGTGATTGAAGACCCTGCCCCAAATCCTCCAACGCCACCAACAGCCGAAGAACCAATTAATCCGATTGAGCCCGCGCCACCGCCACCTCCAGAAGAGGTATCATTAAAGGCTGGACCGCCGGGGTTACCTTGAGAAAAAGTTCCAATTCCACGAACACCAGTTGTGAATGGGGCAGTAGACCTTGACCCAGCGCCACCTCCAGAGCCACCATTCAACGCATCTTGAATGGTATTGCTAAAAGCACCGCCGCCGCCGCCGCCAACAGAGGTTATTGAATTAAAAACTGAATTACTGCCGCTTGATCCTCTGGCTGTAACATTAGAGCCAGAACCACCACCGCCAACTGTGACAGAATAAACAGTATTTTTAGTCAGGACAGAAGTTCCCGCCGATACCCCGCCACCCCCGCCAGCGCCATATGAAGCGCCGCCGCCGCCTGCAACAATCAAATATGAAACAGTATAAGAAATTGGATTTACAATAAATCCAGAATACGAAACCCATCCTTGGGTCAAATCTATATACACCAATGCAAAACTTTGACGATTTGCAGATGCGACAAACGAACTTGTGCTTGCGTTTATTTTGTTTCCATTTGAAGAAACGGTAACATTGTTAGTTGCCCATGTTCCCGCATAGTCCGTAATCTGAACAATCTGCCCCGCAGACGGGCTAGCAGGAAGCGTCACCGTCACTGCAACGGAAGTTGTATCAACAGGATAAGCGTTTCCAGCAACCGCAGTGAAACTTGCCGTTTGAACCGGGTTCCAAACGAGCGGATCAGGCACACGGTAGTTAAAAGCTGAAAGTTGCTGAGAAACAGCCATTAGTAATCCCCACCAACTGCGTTAATGGCAATCGCGATGTTCGTGCCGCCAGCAGCGACCGTAAGACCGGCGTAAATGCGATAACTTGCCGGAAGGTTAAGCCCGCCAAGAGGCAACGCAAGAGAGTAAACCGTGTTAGCGGTTGTGCCCGCAGCCGTCACCGCCGTAGCAGGCAACGCCACTTCACCAAGGAAGATGTTGTTGCCCGCTGTGGTATTGATTGAGCCGTTGTTCATCCAGAAGCGAACAACAGTTGCAGATGACGTGCCAGACGCCGCCGCGCCGTTGGTGGACGCAAACCTGCAAGATACCTGATCGACGCGAGAACCGTTCGATCCAGCCGTGTAGCACAAAGCCATAGCCGTGCCAGTGGCGTTGGTGCCATCATAGGTGCTAGTGCTAGTCATCGCAGTCGAGATGATTGCGTTGAGAGCGCCGACGTTAGGCGTTTGTGCAAAGATTGGTGTTGGGGTGACAGCCATTAGAAGCCTCCAAAATAGTCGGCAAGGAAGATATTACCACCACTGCCGTTTGTGCCAGTAACAGACGATACCGTCATTGCGATGGTCTCGACAATATCTCCAGAAGCCGCAGCAACAGCCAAGACAATCGAAGTTCCGCTGGATGCCGTGTAGTCTGCCGCATTCAGCAAAACACCGTTCAAAAACACCTCGACATATCCGACGGTGTAGGTGACCGTGAAGGTTGTTTGGCTTGCCGAAGCCGTAAAACTGGTTCGAGTATAGGCGGCGCTGCCGCCTCCACCGCCAGTTGAATTGATGGTCTGATTAGGCCATGTGCCGGTGATTGTTACGTTGGTGCCAGCAACCAAATTGGGCGTGGCTGTTCCCGTTCCACCGTTAGCGACCGCAAGTTGACCAGACGTGATTTGAGACGCGGCGATGGCAATGGAAGAATTTGCAGCAGCCGTAAGCTGACCTTGGCTGTTAACGGTAAAGGTCGCGACAGTCGCCGCATTGCCATAAGAACCAGACGTGACCGTGGTGTTTGCCAGGCTGACAGTTCCGGTTGATGTAATCGGCCCACCAGTCAGGCCGGTGCCGGTCGCAACGTTGGTGACTGTGCCGGTGCCCTTGCCGTTGAACGTAGACCAGTCTGTTGAGGTCAGATAACCGTTCGTCGTTGCGTTAGCAGCCGGAATTGAGATAGCGGGCGTCGTGCCGCCGCTTGAGACAACAGGAGACGTGCCAGTGACGCTGGTCACTGGTGCAGCGCCATTGGAAGCCGCTGTCAAACGTCCCTGCGCGTCTACCGTGATGGTTGAATAGGTATACGAGCCCGCAGTCACAGTCGTGTTGGCAAGGCTGATCGTACCAGAAGTTGTGATCGGGCCTCCGGTCAAGCCGGTTCCGGTGGAGACTGAAGTTACGGTTCCGCTACCGCCACCGCCACCAGAACTCGATGCGACTGTTTTGAGGGACATATCAAACTCCGTCGCCAGGCGTAATGTAGACCGCCGTGGTCCCCGCACTAGTGATGCCGGTGAAATACGCGTTTGGCAAGAACGTCAAAATTTCGTCAGTTCCCGGCAGGAGCGGCATGGTGAAAGTTGATGCCGTAACGACAGTGGCATTGGAAGTCGCCGCAGCCGCCGAGGTTCCAAAACCCAAGAACACCATGTTGCTCCCAGCCGGGATCACAACGCGATATTGATTGGAGCCAAGCCCGCTGGACACGGCCTGAACAGGAGTTGGAGCCGAAGTCGCGGCTGTGAAGACAACCGTGTTTCCCAAAGGGGTAAAAGCTTGAACGCCCATTTCGTTTCACCTTCTAGAGAAGCTTGAATTTACGCCAGCTTAGCCACGGTTATGTAATTCATAGTTCCATCGACAGCAGTTGTCCAAGTTCCGCTGGCGGACACACGCTCAACCACAATTTTCAATGTATCACCAGCAATGAAGTATGCGGAACCAGAAATAACTGCGCTGTCAACGTAGGTATTTGTGAAAGTCTTCAAAGCGCCAAATTTCCGAACATTCGTTCCTCCGGTTTCAGCATAAATCTTGTATTGCGTTCCTGTCGCAGTCGTTCCATCGTTTGAAAGAGAAACATCCCAGCGATAGTAACCCGTGCTGATACAAGTGATCACACCAGAAGCGTACGTAAGACCTTCGATTTTTTGTGGCGTTGTACCGCCAAACGTCACGGTTGTTGGACCCGCTCCATATGCAGTCGAGCTGAGGCTGGAATTGTAAAGATACATGATGGGCCACCCGTAAGTCGGGTTAGCTTCATCAAACAGGCATCCTTGCCCCGCCTCAATCACAGAAGTAGTGCTTGGCGTGTTATTCAAGACAAAATTGGTGGACACTGATTCTGTCGTTGTCAAATTGCTCAATTTTACCTTTCCGGTAAAAGAGGCATTGCTGATCAAAAAGTTTCGCGTGTTGCGCCAAACGCCAGAGATAATTGAACTCTTTACGTTTCTCATATAAACGCCAACGCCGCTTGCCGCATCGTTGTAAGCCACATCAGGCTGGAACACGACAGTTGCATTCGGAGCATTAACATACAGCGCATAAACATCAGAAGTTGCAGATAAATTTGCACCCCAAGAAGTAATGTTTCCGCCCGTCACGGAAATAGCGTTGTTACCAGTTCCCGTGCCAAGAATTTCAAACAAGTGACCATTGCACTTGTTGAATTCCACGCCATCAAAGGAAATGTTTATGAGGTAGGTTGTATTGATATAGATGCCGGAATCTGTGCTAGAGCCGCCATTGTTTCGAGCCAGCCACATAGAACCGCCAATAAAATTGGCACCAATCATGTAAGCCGCGTTCGTGACGCTGACCAGTTGCCCTACATTGTCCCAAGAAGTTCCGGTAGAAAGGAAACCGTAAGAGCCTCCGCTAACGACGCTCACGCCATTCCCATATCCATAGACCAGCGAATTGCTGATGCTGAACCCATCAACTGAACTTCCCGTTCCGGCATTGCAATATAAAAACGTCCCGTTATTCGCCGTCCAATTTCTAAGATAAGCCGAATTGGCGAAGATTGACACGTTTTCAAAAACGCCTGGAGTAAAAAAACAACTGTTTATCAAAATTGATTCAGGCACACTGCCGCTAAAATTAAATACGCGACGGATTGCATAAATGCGGCAATTGGTGATGCGAATATCTCCCATTGATGTGAGAGCTGCGTCACGCGACATGAAGTCATAAGCGTTGATGACCACGCAATTG